GCTCAAGAGCCTTTGCGCTCGGATAACGAGTTTTTTCTACCGCAGCACCGGCTACGTTCTGATAAAGGATCAGGTACTCAGTCGACTCCGGGCTAGGCACACTGAAGAACCGGCCATCCGGGGTGCTTGCCAGTCCAGCAGTTTCATCAGGATAAACGCCCCCCGATAGCTGCGCCGCATCCCTCGCAGCCTCCGCATCAGACTTCGCGGAAAGTGCCCGCTCGGCTTGTTGCTCAGAGCGCACAGCCGCATCGATTGCTGGAATAGCCAGGGCTGCATCCTCGATCCATTTCAGGCTCTTGCGCGACCGCCCAAGCCGGTCGGCGTATTCGTAGTTGTTGCCATTGGCAAACTTGTCCAGGTTCTGGGCGTTATCGCTCAAATCTTTTGCAGCGGTGGAGCCGATCGGGTTGCCGGTATTGTTGGCCATTTGGATTTTCTCGCAGGCACGCCTTCGGCACCGCAAACAAGGCGGTGTCTAAAGCGATGAGTTTTAAATGCTCCCGGCGGGTTGCCGGTGGAAAGATGGTTAGGCTGGGCAGGACTGGTGTTACTCGCTGGTCTCTGGCCACTCCTGGTTCATGGCCCTGTCGAATATGTCCGCATCGAGGATGTAGTCCGGCACTTCAACCACCAGATCCTTGCTGATCAAAGGTCGCTTCAGCAGCCTGAGTTGCGCGGAAAACCGCCAGTCGTCCACGCCAACCAGCACGGGCCCATCGTAGATGTCGACGAATTCCGCCTTGTAGTTGTCGAACCCGAGTGGTGTTTTCAGTGGGCAATTGAACGGTAGCGAGCCCGAAAGCAACACATGCTCAAACCATCCCTCAAACAACTGGGCTTCAACTTCCGTGAACAACCAGGTAACGGTCGCCACGGTCGGTACCGAAGTGAATCGTCGGCGCTGTCGGGTTCGGCCGCTCTGCATCTCGGAACGGGCCAGCGGGCTAACTGCCTGGAAACCATAACCATCACGCTGCGGCTCGGGCAGTCCTTCGGGATAAGCAATCATTTACTGCCTCTTTATGCCGCTGCTGAGTTCATGTCGGCGCGCTGTTGTCGTACTGATAAACCCGGGCGTCGTAGGGCATGCCTTCTACCGTGACGTTGCCGCCGCTGGATGGATTCACGACAGTAACCAGCGTGGGGTAGCTCCACCGATTGAGCGGACCGAACAACAGGTGCGGCGGCTCGATGCCCCAAATGATCTCCGGATCAAAGTCCAGGCTCTGCACGCTGACGCGGTACTCATCCATGAAGGTCGCGGGCCATGGCCCAGACAGCGACCCGTCCAACCTGCGCAGCGCGATCACATGTGCTCCGCCGGCAGACCAATCAAAGGGCTCAGAGCTCTCCAGAACAATCCCCCCAGGGATAACCGTGGCGCTTTCAAGTAATGAGCTCTGTCCGTACCCCGGCACATCGTCGGCAACCGCCGCATAGCTCAGGTAACTGGAGTTGAGCGCGTCATACTCGGTTTCCCAGCGGTAAGTGTCGTTGCGGTACTTCTGGTGCCCACGGCGGCGCATGCCGATGCGCCAGGCGCGTGTGCGATCGGATATGCCCGGTACCTTGACCTTCTCGACCTTGTTGCCCAGGTCACCCGGCCAGCGGCATTCGACGGTCTCCCACGCCCAGGTGATCGAGCTGAAGTACTCGACATCAACACCGTCAAAGTCGTCGCTCGATGGAAAGACCAATTGCCGTTTGAGGCCTTTGGTCATGTTCTGCGGCGTGTACATGTGTTCGAACTGCGTGCGCGGCTCATCGCGCACCGGCAGCAGCAGTCCGCGGTTGATGGTCAGTTCGGAGAACCCGGCAGCCAGCGCGTCGTTCATCGCGTCCTTGACCGTGCTGGCATCGTCAATCGTCATGTCGAAGGTGTCGCCGCGTGCGCGGTACACATCGTGCAGTCGGTCCAGTTCAGGCAGATCCAGATCCGCATCGGTGTATCCGGCCGACTTGGCGATGTACAGAAACCACGGCACGATATCCCGCGTCGGTGTTTCCACTGCCCAGGCACCGCCCGAGCGTACCGGCAGCACCCGGGTGGCCTCGACACTGACCAGGCTTTCAGATTGCGCCGAGAGCCGGTCACCGTTGCGCACGCGCACGGCAATTACGGTCATATCGTTGTAGCGTGTCGGGGCGCCCATCATCTTGCCGCGCAGGCCGTACCACATGACGTCATCCATCACTTCGCCCGAGTTGACCCCGCCCACCTTGGGCATGCGCTTGATGCGGCACTCAGGGCGCATGGGATAGGGCAAGGTCTGGCGATAGGTGAAACCCTGGGCATCCATTGAGTTGCCGGTGACGGACTTGGGCAGCACCGTCCAGGCGCCTGACGTGGCCATGTCCCGGTACTCAAACTGATGACCAGACGAAACCGCGTACTGGTCGCCCTTTTTGCCATTGCCGATCAGGCCGCCGGTGAAGAACACGTCCCACTCGATCTCGGTGACCAGCTCGCCTTCAGGGCACGCGGCGAACGAACCGCGATAACCGCCTTCAAGGTTTGACGAGTCCAACTCAATGCGGCCGTGAATCGTCTCCTGCAGGCTGAACCCGGGCCAGTCTTCGTCGATATCGCCGCTGGACGTCAGGCGCTCGACTGTGAGGGTGCCGACTGCGGTGGTGATGATTCGATAGCGCAGGCCACGCGGGCCAATGGTAGCCAGACCCTCCCCCATTGCCAGCCCATTGACCGGCTGGCCGCTGTCGTAGTTGAGGGTCATCTCGGCGCGGCGCTCTGGAGTGCCGCTGCTTGTCGCGGTGCCCCTCACGCTGACCGGACTTGAACCGAGCACGCTTGAGCCGCCTGACGCAGCCAGGGCCAGCCCGGTGAATGGCGAAAGCTCAGTGATCCGCAGCCGCCCGGATAAGGCGCTCGCAACGAACGGCGCCGATCCTTTTGCCGTATTGAAAGCCGCGACAAGCCCAGCCAAGTCCGTCACATCACTGGCCAGCTCGACCGAATACGGGGTGGTGCCAAGGCGCACGGTGAATGTCAGCGGCGTGACGTCGAAGTCATAACGAGACGGCGCCGCGCTGCCGGTGAGTGTTGAGGCCGTGCCCGCACTCGGCGGGATCGCCGGCGAATACGGGGTGTACGAGTGCACCACATAGTTGCCCGCATCTTCACCGTTGACCTCGATCAGCATGCCCGGGTACGGCGCGAGCATGGCCAGGTCGCCGGTGATGATGTCCCGCCCTGCACCACCATCAATCACGGTGTAGGGGTAAGGCGAAAGTACGTTGATCAGCAGGCTGCTGGTCCAGTCGGTCGGGAATGAGCCCGCGCCGGTAGGAATCGAGATGTTGTAGCCGTTGAACTGCAGTACTGACGCAGTCACAAAACGGGTCAGTGTCGTGGAAACGGTCAGCTGCAAACCGGCCGAGCCGTTGGCACTGGCGCCTACTTCCGGCGCGCTGTGCCACCACTGTGCAGCTGTCTCGCTGGACAGGTCATCACCCGGGTTGTACAGGGTGAATTGCGCGTCGGCGCCCAGGCTGATCAGTGGGGTTTCGCCTACCTTCACCTTGTTGAGCGGGATCTGGTACTTGCCCTTGCCGACATACAGCAGCATTTCCACCCACTGCGCCCGGCGGTCGACAAAGCGGCGTACGGACGGAGTGAGGTAGCTGGGGTAAACCCGCTGATGGCCGGCAATCTCACGGATCAGATCGCCCAATTTGACCTTGTTGCCCTTGGCCGAGACTTCATCAAGCCCCTTGCCCTGCCCCATGGTCGCCGTACCGGGAATCACCGCCATATTGCGCGACATGACCACGGCCACCAGGATGGCCGCGATCACCGCCGCGACGGCGGCCACCACGCCTTTGGGCTCAACGCGCACTTCGACGTCATCGGCCGGCGCAAACTCAAACTCGGCCCAGCGGTGCGCCTCGATGATCTCGCCATTGACGGTGATGCTCACCGGCGGCGCCTCGCGGGGCTCGTAGCTGGGCGCGATGGTTTTCAGCCAGGCAGCCAGGGTCATGCGTCGGCTGGTTTTGTGCACCTCAAGGGCCGCACCGTCGAGCTTATTGGGGAATACGCTGATCACGGTAATAAATGACCTTCAGGTAAGTGGCTTCAAACTGCCGCAGGTACAGCCAGCGTGGGCCCGAGTTCGGGTTGGTTTCCAGCACAGCCAGGCGGCCGTCGATATCGATCACCACACCCACATGGATGCAGAGGTCACCGCGCAGCACTGCCGCGATCGCACCGGGCTCAGGCTCGCAAACCTCCATCACACCCGAGAGCATGCGGAAGGCTTTGGTGCAGGCCTTGGGGTTGTGCCGCCCGACATCACCCAGGCTGGGCAGCAGCGGCAAACCAAACAGCTCATGGCGCACAACAATGCAGAGCCCCCAGCAATCGAACGCAGCCGGGCCCCGCCCGCCGTCCATATAGGGCGCGAGTAAGAATTTGTTGAGCATGGGTTTGATCCGTTACAGGTACTTCATGCAGGGCGCATTCAGCGTGGTCAGCTTGTCGCGGGGGAATGCCCGGTTGATCAGGTCACCGTAGCCCGCCGTGATTTGCACGGTGGTGCCCTCGATCCCGGCGCCGAAGGCCTTCATGCGGATCGGAGGCTCTGCCGGTGCTGACAGGTCGCTGGTCAGGTAACGGCGGTAGGTTTGCGTGATCGGCGCACCTGCCGCCTTGGCCTGGTCCATTTTCTGCTGTGCCTCACCCAACACGTTGTCGATGGCGAAGTTGAGCGTCTGGCTCGCGCTGTTGCTCTTCTTCGGTAGCGACACGTCGATGCCGGCGGCAATGAGTTGCAGGCTGCGGCCATCCTCGGTAGTGCAGGCCACATCCTCAAAGCCGCCACAGATCAACACCGGTTCCGTCCAGGCCGGGCACGTCAGCTCCAGGGTGTCGATGATCACGTCACCGCCCGAGGCATACACACGCTCGATCAGACTCATGCGCCCCTCCTCATGCCGTGGTAAGTGCCTTCGATGGCCCGGGAATACGACGAATCGCCCGAGGAAACGCCGCTCAGAAAGTCCTCGCGGACTGCGTCGATGATCACCTGTAGTTCGCCTTTACGATCCTGCTTGGTGCGCACCTGGCTGTTGCTGTTGTTGATGATCTGGACGTTCATGCCGCCGCCGGAACCTTGTGACATCTGGTCCAGGGTTTGATCCAGCTTGGCGCTGGTTTGAGCGGTGGTGACCCGCTCGCCTTTTTCAAGCAACCAGGTACCCGTTTGCGGAACCGAGTCGATGCCGTTATGCGCCATACCGACCAGATTACTCAGCCTGTCGACGCCGATGCGCTTGGTGTTTTCAGCATCGACGACAAACTCCTGCCCATGGACCACGCCTACCACTTCGTTGACGCCACCGGGGCCGGTGTAGCCGCCCTCCTTGAAGCCCTTCATCAGAGCGTAAGCCGCAATCAATGCGGTACCGCCGACAACTGCAGCGGCGCCGAACGAACCAATCGAGGCAACAAGCGCCGCTGGCAGCCAGGCCGATGCGGTGGTTGCAGCTGCTGCAATTTGAGCGGCTGTGGTGGTTGCCGTTGCGGCAAGGGACGAGCCCGTGGTGACTGTATCGGCCGTCACTTTGGCAGCGGTTTTTGTCGCC